TTAGTTTTTATACATTTTAATTTGTAGAGGGAAGCTATTTGCCCTATGAGGTTAAGTCCATTAAACGAATTATCATCTAATCGACCCACAAAGGGAGAAACATAAGTAGCACCAGCAATGGCAGCCAATATTGCTTGGCTAACGCTAAAAACGAGAGTAACATTAGTTTTAATACCGATATTGGACAAGTATTTACAAGCTTTAATTCCAGGCATAGTACAAGGCAGCTTTACAGTTGCTGTAGGACCATATTCTTTATGAACATTCAAACCACGATCAATGAACTCATCTTCCGTGTCAGCGACGACTTCGATGCTAACGTCAGGAAGGTTAGGGATATTAACTAAATTGTGGTAGACATCATAAGGGTTAGAGTTAAGGCTAGATTTAAGAATGAGGGATGGATTGGTAGTAATACCTGAGATTAATCCAGTACCTATTCTTTGGACGACCTCCTCTTCCGAGGCAGTGTCTAAGAATATGTTCATAGTATTAATAGTATTAATAGTATTGAGGTCGGTCGAGTTATGCGTCGAGTGGAGATACTCATTATCATCATTAAGTGATGATGTAGAGCGAGATGATGTGTTGTTTCTTTAAAGTGGGCGGGGGAGTCCACCCTTCTCCCCCTATTAGTACCCCGCACCCCTAAACCCAGGTGGGGACAGCTTTACCGCCTGACTTACCTCTAGCTTGTTTTCTTTGATTTAAGGACATCCCCATCACGAGGTGATTAGTAGCTGCTTGGGGGTCATCCATGAATGATTCAAGCATGTCAGAGAATTCTTCGTCTTTACGTAGTTGTATTTGACGTTGAGCTGAGATAGATAGAGCGTCTGTATAGTATTGAACTGCTTGAGCTAGGCAATCGAGTCTATCGTCATGTTTAACGGCAAACTTTTCTCGGCACATTCTAGACATTTGGTAGAAGAGCATATAGAGCAGTCGTTTTTCAGGTGCTTCATCTTTATTGGATGAATAATCCCATTCGAGAACGCTTCTGTTAACAACCAAACGATGCTGGTTAAGAACAGGCTCCAGACTGTCAATGATACGATCTTCTTTTCTGACATTAGCTCTAGTTTCTTCGATGTAGATTGCTTGTTTAGTATTTTGGATATGTTTTTTAAAGAGTTCAGCGACTATACCGTCTCCAAAGTTAGATTCAATTAAGAGAGTTGAAGCGTTATATTTCTTACAACCTTTAAGGATGTCAAGAAGTGTGTTGTCACTGTAGCCGTCTTTATAAGCTCTCATTTCGTGTAGGTAGAGGAAGCCATTGCGTTGGGATACATAGCTAACTGCTGTCTCATCACTACCTCTTCCGGAGGGGTCCACGGAGCAGATTGTTTCTGTGTAGTCGTCCCACTTCCCTACGATGTCCATAGGGCTGTAGAAGTAGTCTCCAGGTAAGCCTACGGTAGGTGCATCTTTAATAACGTTTCGTGGATCTGAGCACCATACAATAGACTCTGGAGCTTGTTTTGGATTAACTGAGGTAACTATTAGATCAGCCATCTTTAAGGGGAACTTCTCAGCGTCAGACAAGCTTGTATCAAGCATGAACTGAAGCATAAAGTTAGAGCGACCCATAGACGCTTCACGTTGTATTAGGTCTTCGTCGTCGAAGCGATCAGGATCTGTTGTTTCCCAGGGTTGAGCACCGTTATCTATGTCTTCTTGTAGTTGAGGAGCTATTTGTCCTTCATAGCTGGCAAGCTTTCTGGGGTATCGGCTCGGCCAAACAAAGGGACGATACGAACGCTCTGCCAGCTTATTATAAACAGTAAAACAACTCTGAGGAGTCCCAAGATAACAAATACGTGAATCATCTTTTGGTGTGAGAATCGATTCCGCTTCCGTGCAAAGTTGAAGAAGTTTTTCACGCATCATCTCCGTCATACTGTTTCCTGGCACTTCTATATCGTCTAGGACCATTAAGTCCGCGCGTGATCCAGTTAGCTGACCAGTAATACCCACGCTCTTCACTGAAGGTGCTTGGTGCGGAGAGCACGCAACGTCGAAGCTTATGCGCGACCATCTTGAGTCGTCTGATTTGGGTTGTAAGTGACTTAACCAAGGTGTTTCAATTATTAGTTTTTGGAGGAAGATAGACATGTTGTCTGCGCGTTCTTTAGAAGCGGAGATAATCATGATCTTCTTTTCAGCATCATTAAATAGAGTCCATAACACGAACGCACCTGTGATCCAAGATTTACCAACTCCTCGGAAAGCTTGGATCTGTAGACGTTTAGGTCCGTGTTGTAAATAGTCAGCTATTGCGTATTGCGCTCTAGTTGGTGAGGGGAGGTCAAGCTGTTCCCATAATGCTTGCAGAAACAGCTTGAAATCGTCCTGTAAGGACGTTAAAACGTCATTCATGTACGAAAGTGGAAAGGTTAGGCTTTATAGCCTTGTGCAGCCTTTTTAAGCAGTCTTTTTATTTGATTCATATCTTGCTCAGAAAGGTTTTTATCATTATTGAATTTAATAGTACCTAGTTTTCTATTTGTACTAACTTCCCATATCTCTATATCTTTAAGGTTAGATCTATCGTTTTTTATATACCAGTTATTACCTCTTGTTTTTATATGGGTATAGAACCAACTTTCAGCAGAATCTTTCCACCATCTAGCTTTTGCATTCCTTTGGATAAAGATGTTGCTAAGATGATTGCCTTGAAAACCAATTTTATCCCATAGAGCATAAGCTCTTAAAGCTATATCATGCTCATGGCTAATTAATTGTAATCCTGGTTTTACTCGTCTACCGCGTTTATAAAGGCTACCAACAGCTTTTGAATTTTCATCAGCAGCTTGTTTTACGATAGCTTCGAAGGATTCTTTTTCCTCTGGAACAATTAGATGATCTAATCTTCTAGCGGCTGATCTCTTTTTGCCAGAAACTACCTGAGTAGCTTTCTTAAATTGAAGTTTATGCTGACCTTCTTCTGCATAGCTGTGTGCTTTTTTAGTACCACCAGAAACTAATTTATATTCAGTACCGTCATAAGTTCTTGAAAGACCAGTTTCTTTTTCATATTTAAGTTCTATCTCTCTAGGACTTATCTCTGGATCAATTCTTTTTTGGTAATAAGCGTAAGATAAGAAGTTTTTAGTATGACCTTTTTTACCTATAGGAGATTTATCATAAGGAAATATCTTTCTAAGTTCAGCATCTACATAGTTATTAAGTCCGTGATTTGGAACTTCTATATAAGTTTCTTCAGCTTGTAAAGTTGTTTGACTTACATTCCTTTTCGCTATCTGCTCATTTATGTAAGCTTGCTGCGGAGTAACAAATCCATTGGCACCGTTCTTTACTCCGTTGCCGTTAGTTACTCCGTTGACTACTCCGTTAACTCCATTCTTTACGCCGTTCTTAATTCCTTTCTTGCCGTTCTTGACAAGAGCTTTCAGGGCATGTTCAATTGCCATTAAAAAAGCCGCCCTTGCGGACGGCGGTTATTTGTACGGTTGGGTGTTTATGCGTTCATTCTTTTTTTCTTTTCCTTCTCCTTAAATTCCTTTAACCTTCCAGCCTTACGAGCTGCTTTCCATCTCTTGTGGTAGTCCTTCAAATCGTCAATCTTTTTATTTCCGTGTATCTCACGATTACGTTTTTCAATGGCACCCATTCTTTTCTTTTTAGGAACCGTGGCAGTTGCACCAACCATGTTCCCTACTGAAACTTGCTTATCTGTTTTTTTAGACTTAATTTTTATATCTTTTTTACTTGTTGTTTTCTTATCGTCGAACTTAATCTCAGGTTGTTTTGGACCTTTGTATGCATCTTCATCTTTCCAAGTCTTAAATTTCTGACCCTTCCGTGCATTTTCAAGCCTTCTATCTCGTTCAGTTCTGAACTCTTTTAAGGACATCTTGTTCTTACCAGAGATAGCTCTGAATGTTCTATCTACTGCCTGATCTGCTAACCAGTCAGCAGCAACACCAACAGCTAATCCTTTTGCACCACTCTTAAGACCTTTAGCGATGGTTTTAGGTTTCAGACTTCTTAAGTATTTAGTGGTTTTAGCAGCGCGAACTTTTAAACTATCTTTTCCTAATTTAGCTTTATTTAGATTAGACACAGCTTTAGTTTCTCTTACTTTCTTTGCTGTCTCTCTTGCTGCTTTTCTTGCTTGACCAGCCGTTTTTTGTACTACACGACCTGTCTTAGTTTTAGCTCTTAATGGTTTATCAACTTTTGGTGCTTTATATGATTTATCTTCAACTGTCTTACGTACTGATAGTTTTCCACCAGGACTCTTAACTACCTTACCGCCTGGGCTTTTAACTACCTTACCGCCTGGACTTCTAACTACTTTTCCACCAGGACTTTTAACTATTTTAGAAGGTGGTTTCTTATACTTGGCAATTTTACTACCTTTACTTTTAACGATCTTCCCACCTGGTCTTAATCGTTCGTAAGCTCGTCTAGTAGCCTTACCAGCTTCTACAGTACCTTTAGCAAACTCTTTACCACCTTTAACGAGTTGATCGTGTACTTTACGAGTTGTCTTACCAGCTTTATATACTGCATCAGCAGATTTTCTTGTGTCCTGTCCAAGCTTATAGGTATCTTTAATTGCTCTTACGATACCTCTATCGCCTTTTCTAATCTTAAGTAAGTTACCTTTAGCTACTTTAGTAACTGCACCTTTGGCTTGCTTAACTAAAGCTCCACCTTTTTTAGCTTTTGCTTTAACTTCAGCTTTAATTCTTTCAGCACCTTTACGTGCTTTAGTGACTGTCTCGAAATGTTTTTTAGAAACCCATCTACCGTCGTAGCCTCTTACGACATTAGCTTTGGTGGGGTGTGGTGTTCCTGGTTTTATTTTATTCGAAGGCTTTCTCCTTTGTCTTTCTGCCATCGTTAATTAATATGTTGAAGAATGATCATTTCTCTCAGAGGTCGATGTCCATATGTCTGACGCATCCATCTGAGCCAATTACTGCTACCTTTCCCTTGATTACAGGCTTTGCACGCGGGTACAAGATTGCTTGTAAGATCTTCTCCACCTTCTGTTTTAGGTTTAACATGGTCAAGTGTAAGTTCATGTAATTCATGTTTTCTACCGCAATAAACGCATTGACAATCGAAGTGCTCTTTAATAGCTCTTCTCCAGAGCCGTTTAGCGTCAGGACTTGTCATGGTTATTAGGTTGAATAAATAGTGTTGTGGGCTAGGTAGTAGTGGGGTCATGCAGTACGGATACGGAGTGCTTTTCTTCCTCTTCTTCTATTGACTGTTGGGTTTTGAAGTTTGCCTTTATTACCTTTACCCGTATGGGCAGCATCAAGACCATCTCCATTGCCATAAGTGCCTAGAGTTCGATTCAGTTTGTTAGCCGCTACTCGTATCTTTAAACCCTTTTTTGTTTTGTTATATCTGGCTTGTTGTCTAAGCCTTACTGCTTTAGCGCGTGGGTTGGATTTGTAATAGTCGCTAGTACTTTGCTTTCGCATATAGTTTTGCCTTTACTAACTCTGGGTCTACTTGTGGCATAACCTGTGCCAACTTCTCTAATGGATTACCGTTATAGGCAACACCACTAATATCATTTGTCTTCAACCAGTCACAGGCTGCTTTTAAATCTTGGGTGGTTGCTTCGCCACTTTTGACCCTGTTAAGGAACTCTTTTGTGACTAGGTTATGCAGTTCGTTAAACTGGTCTTCAGTGGCTTTTTTCATTTAACTACCTGGAAATAAGTTCTTTTTAATCAGTTCAACTGCCTTATCATCAATGGTGTTATCAGTAGACGCTGAATAAGCTTCTAGTAGTTGTATAACTAATTCCTTTACAGCAGAAGAGCTGAGGAACGCCATGAGGACGGGTTTGATAAGTAGTGTCATTTTTTGCATTTAGGTTTTGTTTTTTTCCAAGGTTGATACCAAGGTTTTGGTGGAGTTATACATTTAAGAACTTCTTTCTCTGCTTTATTCCAAGCTGCAATAGCTATTACATCGCTACACATATTGTATGTACGACTATTAGGAACCAGCATGAAGCCCTTTTGCTGTAATTCTGCACATTTCAAGACTCTGACTAATTCGTAGTCAAGTCTCATCTTTTCTTCTTGCCTTGCGGCAATGCTTCTACATCTATTTAAACCTTCACGATCTAATGGGATCATGAAGTTAATC